ATTTAATTTTTAAAAATAAGTTATGAGAAGAAATCATTGGAATTCAACAAGCAAGCAACGTCAAGCTGCTTATAAATACGGATATAAATCTGGTTTGGAATTAACAGTATCTGAACAGATTGCAGAAGCAAAATATCCTGTAAATTATGAAACTGAAACATTGCATTACGTAGTGCCAGAGTCAAAACATAAATATACACCTGATTTTATATTCACTAAAAAGACAGGTGAAATCATGTATATTGAAACAAAGGGGCGTTGGACGGTTGCAGACAGAAAAAAGATGAAACACGTTTTAACATGTAATCCTGGTATTGATATCAGAATGGTATTTCAGAATCCAAATCAACGCATATCAAAAGCCAGTAAAACTACATATGAAATGTATGCAAATAAATTAGGTATCACTCACGTTGCAAAAAAAGAGATACCTGCAGAATGGTTATCCGAGTGTTTAAAGGAAGGCGAAGAACCAATAAATCCAAAAAAGTTTTTCGAATAGGTTGGAATTGTGAAAAATAATTATTATTTTCAATTAGCATTTAATTAAATGATTATTAATTATTTTTTATAAATGATTAATGATCGTTAGACCATTAATGGAAATGTTTGTGTCTAACTAATAATTAATTATATTATTATATCCAGGACGCACTGAAACTTCTTTGAATACTCCAGATTTTTATTTATTATATTAATATGAATAATATCAAGTTATTACAACTGTTGGAGTCTATACTAGGTAAAGGTAAATCTACCTCAGGTAATAACGTAGCATTCTTTTCGCCGTTTACTTCACATTATAAACCTAAATTAGAAATTAATTTAAACACAACTTCAGAAGGACAAAATCCATGGCATTGTTGGATATCAGATAAAAAAGGACGAACTATTGCAAGTTTATTTAAACAATTAAATCTACCTAAAGAACGTTTTGATCAGTTAAATAGAATAATTGAAAGAACTCGATATCGAACTAATCAAGAAACAGAAAAAGAAGACCGGTCAGCTGAATTACCACAAGAATATAAACCATTATGGATAACAAAAAATACTCCAGATTATCGAAATGCAATATATTATTTAAAGAAAAGAGGAGTTTCGGTTTTTGACATTCTTCGTTACAGAATTGGTTATTGTGAATCGGGACAATATTCAGGTAAAATTATTATACCTAGCTACGGATTAGATGGACATTTAAATTATTTTGTTAGTCGAGCATTTTATGAAGCAGACAAACAAAAACATAAAAATCCTGATGTATCAAAAGATATTATTGGCTTTGGAATGATGATAAATTGGCAAGAGCCAATTGTATTATGCGAAGGAGCTTTTGATGCAATTGCAATTAAACGCAATGCAATTCCATTATTTGGAAAAGTTATACAAACAAAGCTTCAAAGAAAAATTATAGAAGAACATGTAAAAAATGTGTATATATGTTTAGATCGAGATGCAATGAATCGAGCAATAGAAATTGCTAGTAGATTTATGTCAGAAGGTTTAAATGTATATTTCGTAGAATTACAAGACAAAGACCCATCTGAATTAGGGTTCGAACGAATAACAAAATTAATAGCAGATACGGATGTGTTAACATACGAATCATTAATGAAATACAAAATGGGACTAGTATGGTCATAAAACAAATAGATTGCGGAATAGAACGTGCAGACAAAATTTATCACATATCAGACGTACATATTAGAACACTTAAAAGACATCGTGAATATCGTGAAGTATTTAAGAATATGTTTGATTACATTGCAAGAACCAGTACTGGTAATAGCATCGCAGTTGTAACAGGTGATATAGTTCATAGTAAATTAGAAATGTCCCCGGAACTTATCCGGATGCTTTCTGAATTCTTTAACGGGTTCGACATTCCTACTGTAGTTATATTAGGTAACCACGATATGAATTTAAATAACTTGTATCGGGAAGATGCATTGTCTCCGATATTAGATATGATTAATAATCCTAATATACATTTTGTAAAAGATAATGGATTATTTGAATTTGCTGGTATAACATGGAATCATATGGCAGTAGATGTAGAGCCAGCAAAATATGTAAAAGGAAATGATATACCACTTACATATCGAAAAATTGCTTTGCACCATGGAGCTGTGCATTCTGCTAAAACAGATATTGGTTATGAAATTTCAAATGAACATGTTACAACAGATATATTTAGTGGTCATGATATGACACTACTAGGCGATATTCATAAACCAGCACAGTTCTTGAATGAAACGAAAACTATTGCATATCCTGGTTCACTTATACAACAAAATCATGGAGAAGCCTTAGATCATGGAATACTTGTATGGGATGTAGAATCTTGCCAAGCAGAGTTCGTTCAAATTGAAAATGATTATGGATATGTTACATTTGAAGTTAAAGGAACGAGTATAACTAAACAACCTCCACGAGTTCCAGCAAAACCAAGAGTACGAATTAAATTTGATGACACTGCGGCAGCGGATATGAAAAAGTTTATAACTACTGTTCGAAAAAAATACAAAGTACAAGACATATCAATTCAGCGTATAAACAATTCAAATGTTGCAGGACAAAATAACAATATAACAATTGGCAATGTTCGAGATGTTGAATATCAAAACAAATTGATTACTGATTTTATTGAAACAAATTATCCACAATCAACACAAGAAGAAACGGATGCAGTACGTCACATTAATCGAACTATTAATTCTAAATTACCAAAACTAGATTCAGTTCGTCATGTAACGTGGACGCCGATTTCTTTTGAATTTGATAACATGTTTTCATATGGCAAAGACAATAAAATTGACTTTACTAAAATAACTGATGTAACCGGCTTATTTGCTCCAAATACATCTGGTAAATCTTCTTTGTTAGATGCAATAACATATACAATATTTGATAAGTGTAGCAAAACAGGTAAAGCAAAAGAAGTGTTAAATAATAAAAGCACTACTTTTAAAGGAGTATTCAAGTTTCAAATAAATGATGTTATATATACAATTGAACGCGAAGGAATAACACTTAAATCAGGTCACGTAAAAGTTAATGTTAATTTTTATACAAATGCTGAAAATTTAAATGGTGAAGAACGAAGTGAAACAAATAAAAATATCAGAAAGTATTTAGGTACATATGATGACTTTATTTTAACTGCATTTTCATTGCAAGCAGATAGCAATAATTTTATTGACAAGTCTCAGCGAGAAAGAAAAGATTTATTATCGCAGTTTTTAGATATCACGGTATTTGAACAATTATATCAATTAGCGGCTGAAGATATCAAAGAAACATCTGGTAAACTCAAAGAATACAAAAAAACAGATTTTGCACAAATTATAACAGCTGCAGATCAAATAATTTCGGATAATAAAGATTTTATTGTAGAATGCGAAGCTTCGGAGTCTCGATTAAATACAACACGAAATGATTATCACAATGAAATTTTAAGTTTAATTGAAACTAAACTTCCAACAACATATGATGGCGTGGATATATCTATTCTCAAAGAACAGGAAGAAACATTAGTAGAATCAATTGAAACATTACAAACTGAATCAGATACTAAAGAAGAATGGATTGATCAGTTTAAGCAAACTATTAAAACAAATAAACAAAAATTAAAAACATATGATATTAAGTTATTAACTGCAAAAACAACTGAGTTAGAACAATTGCAACAAGATAAAGCTAAGTTGCAAAAACTAATAAATCAGGCAACTAGGGATAAAAATGAAAAACAACAAAAAATTAATCACTTATCCACACACGAATATGATCCTTCATGCAAATACTGTGTCTCTAACATATTCGTTCAAGATGCATTACAAGCACAAAATACAATTGATCAAGATATCAACTTATTAAAAACTCTTAAAGAACAACGAGAACAATTGGATATTAACATTGAAAATTGCGGAATACATGTTAACAGTTTACTAGAATATACTGAATTAAAATCTAAAATTGAAGACTTCGATCAGCCTAAATTAGAGCGAGAAGAATTACAACTTCAAATTATAGAAAGCGATTTACAAACAAAAGAATCAGAATTAGAAACAAATCAAGAACGACAAGAACAGTTTTATAAAAATGAAACTGCGATTGAAACAAATAAGTCAATTGATATTAATATAAATACAATTAAAAGTAATATTGAAACTATTAACGGACAGTTAAAAATAATATCTGATCAAATTAAATCTAAACATGGAGAAATTGAAGTTGCTAAAACTAAAAAGAAAAATGCATTAGAACAATTAGAAGCATATCGTAAATTAGAAACTGAATATAAAGCATATGAATATTATTTACAATCAGTTAAAAGAAACGGAGTTCCATATGATTTAGTTGCACAAGCACTTCCTAAAATTGAAACAGAAATTAACAATGTACTCAATCAAATAGTAGACTTTAATATTGTGTTGCATTCAGACGGTAAAAATATTAACGGTTATATTATTTATGACGAAGATAATATGTGGCCGTTAGAATTAACAAGCGGAATGGAACGTTTTGTTTCATCACTTGCTATTCGAATAGGCCTAATAAATGTATCAGCGTTACCACGTCCTAATTTTATTGCAATCGATGAAGGATGGGGAAGTTTAGATGCTGAACATATTTCTTCGGTTGTGAATCTGTTTGAATATTTAAGAACTAAATTTGATTTTTCTATTATTATTTCACACGTTGACTCTATGCGGGATATGGTTGATAATTTATTAGAAGTTAACAAGATAAATAATTTCAGCCAGATTATTCATGTATAATATTTATATAAAAGTGATATTATACACATGGAACGTAAAAAAGCAGTTTATCGAGGACTTATAAATACTCCGGTTTATATTGAAGACACGTCGGCAACATCTCCAGAATATTTTCAAATATCTGAATTTCCGGGACGATTAACTGCAGGTAAAAATTTAATTAAACTTCGAGGAAATCAATTAAATTTAGAGCCAGGAACTTCAGTTAATATTGAAGTTTTGGATTATAATAAAAATCCAATATACAATCAAGTTATTGATTATCTGGATGAAGATAAATCACGTGTTATTGCAATTTATGTTTACGAAGAAACATCTCCTGGAGATGCTACTATTACAATAACCGGAGTTGCAAAAAA